AGCCAGCGGGTCTCTCGCGCTCACGCTGTGGCTTGAAAACCATTCCCAGCAAGGTTGCTTTCATCAACCATGGGTACGTTCAAGGTGTGGCCCGGCGAGTTGACGCTCCCGGGCCGTGATCAACCTGGGAGGACAGGCCGATGGAATTACGGTACGCGTTTGACCCGGCAAAATGGCGGTTAGGCAAGCTGTGTCCGCATGGCCACGAATGGCCGGGCACTGGGCAGAGCTTGCGCAGAGCCGAGCCAGGTGTCTATGGCTGCGCTGGATGCACCGGCAGGAAGCAATCTGACTGGCTGGTGTCGTTCATTGACCACAGGTCAATGGGCTTGCCTGCCGGGCACAAGTTAAGCAAACTGTGCTCCAATGGCCACCAATGGAATCGTCTAGATTTAACATTGCGAATCAATGGCCGCTGCCGTGATTGCGACGAAGCTGTCAGACCAGCAAAGCAGCAAAGAGCAAAAAGTAAGCGAGCCCACGACCCAGAGCTAAGGGAAACTTTAAACTGGCGGGCAAAGCAAAGAGAGAAAGAAAGAGTTGAGTCAGATGTCGCCTATGCAGAGCGTAGGCGCATCTATCGACGCGATCGCAAGCGGATGATTGCCATTGAGCTACGGTCGAAAGGGCTGACGACCTACGGCACCGCCCCGACTCGCCTTGATGCTGCTGTACCAAAGGGAGAAAGAAATGAAGCAATAGCGCTTCAGCGAGCACTCCAGCAAGCTTGCCAATCCCCCACCATCCCGCAGCTACTGGCGCAGGCGCAGCGTTTGTACTGGCGAGAGAACCCCGGATCCAAGCCTTGCGATCCTCATGAGATTGAACGGAGGAAGGAAAGGGCGCGAGTGCTTTGGCGGGTCAGGTATCAAAACGACCTCGACCTTCGCCTGTACCACCGCGAGAAGAAGCACCGGCGCAAAGCCAAGGAACGCGGCCAGACACCGCTGCAGGTTCCAGTGGCCGCACTGCGGAACCGCTTTGACGAGTTCGGGAACTGTTGCGCCTACTGCGGCCAGGTAGGCGACATGCAGATTGAGCACGTGGAGCCAATCAGCGAAGGCGGCTTGCATGACATCGGCAACATCGTCCCGGCTTGCCTCCCCTGCAACTACAGCAAGCGCACCAGCGAGATGGAGCCCTGGTATCGCCGGCAGCCGTTCTTCAGTGAGCTGCGCCTCCAGGCCATCCGCCGCGTGACGCGCCAACCCGAGGGCGCTCAACTAGCTCTCGCCTTGGCCTGACAGGCTCAGGCTTACAACCGCAACCAATCTGCAACTAGCCGTAGGTTGGTTGCGATGGCAACTCAACTCAACAGCGACAAGGCGGCAAAGCTGATCCGGGAGCGGACGGGCCGCAACTGTTCCCGGCAGAACTTCGAGAAGCTGTGCGACCCCAGGAAGAACGGACCACTTCGGGATTGCGTGCTGCAGCTGGGACCACTGCGCGTGGATGGCGACCTGGTGCTGGCTGAGTACCTGGCGAAAGTGGCCCCGACCCAGATCAACGCCGTCCAACCCACCGCCTTACCCAAGTCCCACCAGCCAGCACCAGCGGCACCGCCACCCCCACGCCACACCGACCAGCCACCGGACTACAACGAAAGCCGAGCCCGCAGCGAATACGAGAAGGCCAACCTGCTCGAGCTGGATCGCAAAGCCAAGGAGGGCCTGCTGCTCCACCGCGAAGACGTGGAGCGAGCACAGGCCACGGCACTTGGCATCAGCAAGACCCGCCTCTTGGGAGTGCCCAGCACCGCCAAGCAGCGCATCCCCCACTTGAGCCTCGATGAGGTCGAGATCCTGACCACGCTGATCCGCGAAGCCCTGGAAGAACTGGCCAGCTGGGAGGTGGAGTCGTGAGTGCAATCGAGCAGACACGGCAGATCCTTGAGCGCTGGCGGCCACCGCCGCGCCTGAGCCTGAGCGAATGGGCCGACCGCTACGGCGTGCTCACTGGCGACGCGGCCGAGAAGGGGAAGTGGACAACCCTGCCCTACCAGCGCGGGATCATGGACGCCTTCACCGATCCGGCCGTGGAGACGGTGGTGTGCCTGAAGTCGGCGCGGGTGGGTTGGACCATGATCCTGGGCCACGTCATCGGGTACTACAGCCACCAGGACCCGTGTCCGGTGATGGTGGTGCAGCCGGTGGTGGAGGACGCGGAGGGTTACAGCAAGGAGCAGATCGCCCCGATGTTCCTGGACACGCCGGTGCTGCGCGGGCTGGTGTCAGAAGCCAAGGCCCGCAACACCAGCACCAACACGATCCTGTTGAAGCAGCTCACCAACGGCGGCGTGATCGACATCGTCGGCGCCAACAGCGGCCGGGCTTTCAGGCGGAAGTCGAGGCGCGTGGTGCTGTTCGATGAGGCCAGCGCCTACCGGGCCATCCCTGAAGGTGACCCGATCAAGCTGGGCCGGAACCGATCGGACTACTTCTGGAACCGCAAGATCGGCATCGGCTCGACCCCGATCGTCAAGGGATTCGATCGGACGGAGCAGTGGTTCCTGAAAAGTGACCAGCGCCGCTTTTTCGTGCCGTGCCCGTTCTGCCAGCACCGGCAGGTGCTGCGCTGGAGCCAGATGAAATGGGACGAGGGCCAGCCGGAGACTGCCGCCTACGAGTGCGAGAACTGCAGCGAGCGCATCCCCCACAGCGCCAAGCGGTCAATGGTCGAGCAGGGGGAATGGCGCGCCACGGCCACGTCATCAGAGCCGGGCCTGGTCGGCTTCCACGTCTGGGCGGCCTACAGCTTCAGCCCAAACGCTGAATGGGGGAAGCTGGCGCGGGAGTTCATGGAGGTCAAGGGCGATGCCGAGGCATTGCAGACCTTCGTCAACACCATCCTTGGCGAGACCTGGGAGGACGAATACACCAACCAGATCAGCGCCGAGGGCCTGTCCAGCCGCCGCGAAGATTACCCAACCGGCCACGTCCCGGCCGGCGGCCTGGTGCTAACCGGTGGTGTCGATGTGCAGGACGACCGGATCGCCGTGGCGATCTGGGCCTGGGGTCGCGGTGAGGAGTGCTGGCTGGTGTGGGCGCAGGAGATCTGGGGCGATCCATCGCAGCCAGAACTATGGGAACAGCTCGATGCCGTGCTGGAGACCCGATGGTCGCGGGAAGGTGGCGCCGACATGAAGATCAGCCAGTTGGCGATCGACTCGGGCCACATGGCGCACGAGGTCTACAGCTACTGCCGCAGCCGCAAGACCTGGGGCGTGGTGCCGATCAAGGGTGCCAGCACCAGAAACAAGCCGCCAATGGGCAAGGGCACGCCGGTAGACATCAACCGCAAAAACCAGGCCACGATCAAAGGCGGCGCCATGTTGTATCAGGTCGGCACCGACACCATCAAGCAGACCATCTACGCCAGGCTGCGGCACGCCGTCGCGGGCCCCGGCTATGTCCACCTGGGCCAAGCCGCCACGGATCAATTCCTGGAGCAGCTGACACCGTGGAAGGTGCAGACCCGCTACATCAAGGGCCAGGCCGTGCGCGACTGGGTGAAGCCAGCCAAGGCCAGGGATGAGTTCGGGGACTGCACGGTCTACGCCTATGCCGCCCTGCAGCTCCTGTCCCGTCGTTATTCACGCGCCACCATGTGGGATCAGCTGGAAGCACAGGTGAGCGGCATGATCCCCAGCCAGCCGCCACCACCCACCACCCAAGCCAGCCAGCCCACTACTGCCTGGCTCGCCAAGCCCAGCCGCAGTGGCTGGCTGCGTCGGTAGCCTGAGCCATGGCCTACACCTCCACCCAGCTGGCGGATCTTCGCGCCGCAATCGCCGAGGGCGTGCTGTCCGTCAGATTCAGTGATGGCCGGCAGCTGACCTATCGCAGCCTGGACGAGATGCGCCGCATTGAAGCGACCATGGCGGCCGAGCTGGAGTCCAGCACCAACGTGAGAATCAAGCGCACCTACTTCGGAATGCAGAGGTGCAGCTGATGGCGAAACGCAAGGGCCGCCAAGACCTGGCTGGGTTCCGCCAGACACTGGCTGAGTTTGAAGCGGCCAAGCAAACCAGGCGGACGGATGGCTGGTGGGCCACCAACAGCGGCCCCAACTCCGATCTGCGGACCGCCTGGTATTGGCTGG